CCACCTTTAGAACCACCCGATTTAACCACCTGAACATTATTGCTGGGTGGTGTTGGTGGTTGTGGTGCAGATATCTTTGGTTGTGGTTGATTTGATGATAACTTTGCTTGAGGTGCTTGCGATCTCTCCATGTCTGCTAAAACTGCATTCCTCATTTCAGGAGATAGAGCCATAACCCTCTTCATATTTTGTTCTTGACTATTACTGTCAACAACAGTTCCACCCATCGATTCAACGAAGGACTTGGGATTATTAATCGCACCAGTGATACCTCTAGTAAGACCACTCATCATATTATTCAATCCACCCATCATACCCATCGCCATTCTACCCAAGAGTGGTCCACTAGTTTTAACATCAGGTGGTAAGTTCCCTGCTTTCTGTGCATCCAATCGTGCTATTGCTGCCTGTGCTTGAGGTGACAGATTTTCTCTACCAACTACTTTTCCTGTTGGTTTGGATGCTGCTAGTTGAGTCTGTCCTGCCCCTGCACCATAAGTTCTATACAGTTTCTCTTTTAACTTTTGAGAATATGCACCTTGTCCATGCTTCTTATCATAAGCAGCAATTTTCTTTTGGTCGGTGGACTTCATCAACTCAGCATGTCTCTTGTTTGCTGTTGCCTCAGCCTGTCGCAGTGCTGGTGTCATATCACTAGCAGACATACTGTATCCTCCTGGATTATCAGGATCAATACCTCTAATAGCCTCATCAAGTCTTCTTGCTCTCTTTTCTTTCAAGTTAGTTGCTTTTTGAGCATCACTAGTCGCTAGAATTCTTGCAAGTTGTTCTGTAGTCACACCTGGGATAGCAGCACCACTCATTACATCTTGAATAGTCGTTCCTTTTGGCAACTGCTTTAGTATCTGATCTTGATGTTCGATCAAATCAGGTCTGCCAATAGCAGCATTGATTTCAGTAAGGGTTACCTTGTCTTTATAAGTATAACCTCCCTTTACGATTTTATCAATTTGAGTTGTAGTAAATCCATCATCACTTTCAGTAATACTAAATCCCGATCCACCTCTACTTGTTGTATCACCTAAACGTCTACCACCTTGTCCTGTTCTTTTTTTAGTGGTGAAATCCTCAATAGTTTCTTCTACTATTTTCGTAATTGATGTGACAAAAGTTTCTGGATTTATTTGCCCCAATCTATATCCGAAGTTAGAGGAAGCAGGAAAAGCACCAAAATCAGTGCCTGGCATAGATGGCATAGACATAGCACTACCTGAGCTCTCTTTCTTTGCATCAGGTGTTCCTTTTTTTCCAGTGTCGGTGCCACTGACATAACCACCAACAGAAGCATAGACTTTATCTTTAATTACTTTTGGTCTATTGGTTCCACCACCAGCAGAATTCATTGCCTCCAGTTGTTTAACACCATACTTCTGCACAGCACCACGAGACATAACGAACTCACCAGCAGTAAGCATTGCTGGGACTTTATCAGTGCCACCAGGTCCATCTACCTCACCTTCACTTTCAGAAGGAACCTCTAGTTCTACATTTGCAGGTTTAGATAATTTTACAGTATCATCCTTTTTATTGCCACCAATCAATCCACCTATACCTGCTCCCATGAGCATTCCAAGAGGACCAAAAAGAGATCCTAGTGCTGCACCACCAGCAGATCCTCCAAGATTAAATCCACCATCAAACATACCACCAATAAATCCAGACTTTACAGGTGCAGGTTTTGCTTGTCCCCCACCAGAGAATCCTTGAGTTTGCTGACCATCACCACCTGTTAATGCATTGACACCCATCATAGTGCCACCAACAGTTAATGCTGTTGCCCCTGCACCAATTAAGAACTTTGCTCTTCTGCCACCTAACATGTGAGCAAGTTTTCTTGCTCCACCAACACCCTTTGCTGCTGCTAGTTTTGCT